CAGAAGTGTCACCAGATGCTACAAACGAGGCAAGGTCACTTTGCCCTGGACTACTGGCTAATTTAGACATTGGCTAACAGACTCCTGCGTTTCTTTAGATCCAATTCCATTGTCTTGCCTCTGCTCCAGCCCCCGCAGTCTTGACACTGGAACCGCTTATATACGCCTTGTTGTAAAACTGCCTTGCCCCTTGATTGCACATGCGTGCTTCCGCACTTAGGGCAGCGTGTCTCACTATCTTCATGAAATGCACCAACATTGGGGTGGCTGCTGATCCAAGGCCGAAGTTTGATATACAACTCCTCTGTGGCAATAACGTCTCTGACATTGTACTTTCTCATTTCTGCCCATGCGGCAGGATTATCCTTAAGGCACTCTGTCCATAGCTCAAAACCTGGAAACTTTTTATGCTCGTCCTTCGGCGTCTCCGTCAGGTATTTAGACATCCACCCCAGTTTATTGCTTGTAAAGCCAAAGTGTTTCTTTGCTGCCAATAGGGTGTCTACAACTTTCACAGGCGAATATGGGCCTAGTCCATGTTGGATCATCCTGGCGTTGATCTTTTTTAAGTCGAACCGTTGTCCATTTTGTGCGACCACAATGTCGGCAGTATCCAATAACTTCCACAGCGGTAGCATTAGGCATTTGTCATCTCTTACACGTTTTGGGCCTCTGCCTCCTGTGTCCTGGTAGATCACTTTCTTAGAATCGAGCCACTTGGCTGAGTAAGAAAGAATGCTCCACTCCGTCTTGATTTGCTCCAGTCCAACATTTTGATCCCATAGTCCCCAAGTGTAGGACTCTAAGGGACTTGTTTCTATGTCAAGTGTTAGGATATTCAAACTCAAGGATTAACTCCAAGTAGTGAATGGCTTTGCGAATATCCTCCGCTCCACCTTTGTCTTTGTATCGAGTGACGTATTTGACGACGTTACCTGCCAAGTAACTCAGTCCATTAGCCACGGTGTACTCAATTGGCTGGATGGCGTACCGTTTGTAATGACTACCCCCTACCTGATTGGTTAAGGGCGGCAAAGGCGAGTTCGCGTATTTTGCTTGGGCGGCGGCTCCGTGGTCCTGTGCCGCTAAAGCGTTTTGCCCGCTGGTATATGCTTCTCCCGCAGGTTGCGGCCAGGCTTGCTGTGACTGCAATAAGAACTCCGTCATGCCCTTTATGCTCCTGTGTTACGTATTCCGCTTGTTTATGGGGCGATTCAGAATCATTCAATTCTCTCATCGCTTTCCGTATTGCTTTGCATTTCTTGGCGTTTATATCCAGTCCTCCGGTGGATTACCTTTCCACTCAATCACTTTGGCATTAGGCAAATACTTGTTAAACCATTTGATTATGCTACTTCTCTGTCCGGTTCGTTTGGAGACGGCTCCGGTTGGGTAGTCTCTTTGGAGTACGTAACGGACAGAAGAATCCGGGTTTTCTTTATAGAAAGCACGGAGAAGCGAACGTTGTTTAGCCCGTAGGAAGCCCTTAGCTTCGACGTAATAGCACTCGGCTTTGTGTTTGCTATTACGGGGAGTAACATGTATATCCGGCGTATAATGCCTGAGTTGACCAACTTTAGCTGATCCACAAGAGGCGCAGGAGGCACCCCTAATGGGCAAAGTAAAGGAAAACGTATCACTTTTGGTAGTGCGCCTAACTTTTGCCCCTGCGTCTTGGAACCCTTTGTAGACCAAATACTCATACCGACTGTCCCATACTGCTCCTTCAGGATCGACCCAGTGCTTATCACTGCGCTTCGTTCCTTTTTTGTGCCCTACCTGCTCTCTTAGACTCTTCCTCTTCATCAGAATGGGGCAGTACGTGCCATCTCGTTGTCTGCACGAATCTGCAATTCAACGTCATTCAGATTAGCCAGCTTAATCAGGTCAGCAGTAGACCACTGCTCCATTGACAGCATAAAGTTGTAGTCCTGCATAATCTGCTCAAACACTTCAACGTGGTCGTCTTGTTCACTGTGCATCGATGTACTCCGGTAATTTGTCATGTGGGGGGCCTTCTGAAATCCACAACTCCCCCTCTTCCTGCTGCAAATACACTAACCTAGCCGTTTCTAGGGCAACGGCAGCGGCGTCCTTTTCGGCATACGGGCAGCCTGATAGCGTTTTGCTACGCTCATACGCTTGGACAAGGGCACTCCATATAGAGCGTCTGTCATTTCGTCCCAGATAGCGCGATACTGTCTGTTCCACGAATCTATCTCCCGCAGATTCGCCTGCAAGATAGCAGCCTGGTATGCCATCAGTTGCGTCGCCCACAAGCGACTGTCGCCAGAAGAACGATTCGGCGTCACTATCTGATTGGGTGTAATAAACTGATTTGAGATAGTTGTAGTGTCGGCCTGGGATCTGGTCGAGGTCCTTGTCGATTGTTGCGATAACGTATTCTGTTCCGGCATTTCTACACCTTTTGGCTAATATACTTGCTTCGTCGTCGGCTTCCCTGCCGTGTACTACAATAGCTCCCCATTCACTCGTCAGATTGTTCCTGATGGATTGATACCAGTACGGTTTATGGCTTGAGTCTCTATTCCCCTTGTAAGGAGCAATCGTCGCAAGTCTTTCGCGGTAATTTCCCGGTCCAGAAAGGATGACAGTAATTTCAGTAAATTCAGATCGACAATGCTCTCTGACGGCTTTTTCGATGCTGTAAAGTTGAGTTCTAACTGCTCCAAGGGCATCATCCTCACTGTCTGGTGTAACAATCTTCTCTTTGCTCAGGATCGTAAAACCCTTGTGGGCATCTACGTATTTCTTCATCGCAGCACCAGCCGTCTGCTTATCCCCTGGTTTAAACAGTTTCTCGATTATCTCCCCACCAGGGGTTTCGAAAACCAGATGATAGTCTGCCCTTTCCGCTGCGAATCCACACCTGTAGACTATAGGGTCTGAATCTATGATTAAGTGCATGCCCCTACAACTCTTCCTGCCGGAATTGGGGGAGATTTCCCGGCGCAAAGTAGCCGTTAGTCTCCCCTGTCAACACCCTGTCAAACGTCTGCTGCATGGTCTGCATGTTCAGAATAGCCTGACTAAACTGGCTGAACATCATCTCTACGTGCCCTGTCAGCTTGTTGTAGATGCCGTATACAGGGATATCCCCCATCGTAAGCGCTACGATACGAAACGTTTTCGTCTCGGTGTAAGGCATCTCATGGGTATTAAACCCCAGCATCTTATTACTCGTCGTCGTCGGACTCTTCGACGGTTTCAACAGGTTCTTCAATTTCGATATCATCCGCTTCTCCTTCGTCCGCGACGCTATCAAGAACACGCAAAGACTCACTGTCATGGTAAAAGCGCACAGTAAGCTTATCCACGAGCGCCATAACCTCTTCATACCGCTTAGCCTTACCTGCGCTCGTCTTAGCCGAGCTAATGGGCAACCCATCCAACGTAGTCAGTAGACCGATAACCTGTATAGCGTCCTTACGGGCGCTCTGGAAATGAATGCTCTGCTGCGTAGTGGATGACTTACCTCCGGTATCCTTCAAGCTGACGGTCTTAGCAGGAGCATTCTTGAGTTGGGTAATCTCGGATACCTTGTCAAAATCTCCATCCTTAACGACCGTATACTCGACGTAATCCCCTTCCTTGATGTTAGGCTTCTCAAAGCCGTGGCTAAACCACTTGTCGATTTCTACGCCCTTTTCGTCTTGCAGACGGCTGCTGTAGAGATACCAAATCCCTCGCTTACCCTTGCCGCTCTTTTCGAATACCTTGATTACAAAACCCTTGTACTTTGTCATTTGCTCTCCGTCGTAAGTTTTTCGATACTTTTAGCAATGTTAAAAAAACGTACCCCTAAATCATTTTTTTCCGCTAAATACCCCTGCTGATCGGCGTCAAGCCCAGTTAGGCGCTCAAATAACTTGGCCGGTAACACTTCAAAATTTTTGCTACTTTTGAGCGGGTAGCCCACGCACTTTTTATCGTATGGGGCTGTTGTAGTACGCTCGGCAAAAGCCACACCACACGTCTCTGCCAAAACGCCCAGGCAACAATACCCTCCTTTATCGCTTTTAAGCACGCCTTTAGCCTGTTTAAACTTACCGCTGCGTAGGGCTTTTACCCACGCCTTCACATTAGCTTTCTGCTTTGCTGTACTCATACTTAGTTTCCTCTCCTGAACCCCAATGGGTTCCTATTTTAATCCCAGCGCCAAGAGGCACGTCAAAGTGTAGGTTATACACCCGAGCCAAGTAGCTCCCAACATCATGTCCAAAACTGAGTCTACAAATGTCTCTGAACTGTTCCACATAGTCTGGATGTACCTCGCACACTAAACTGTCGTGAATCGTATTTACCGGAATAATGAAATCTTCAAATTTGCTAGCCCGTACTCTGTGCCAAAAATGTATAATCGCGATTGGAATGATTTCCGCTGTCGCCAGACTTTGTATAGGGTAATTGTAAACAGCATTACCAACGTTACAATATCCCGTAGACGAAAGGCGGGCAGTCGGGAAGTAAAACCGCAATCCCCAGGGCGTTCGTAGCTCCTTATGTTCCAAAACTTCATATACCCAGTCCTTTTGCTTGTCCGCTAGGACGCTGTACCGCTCTTTAAACGCGGCGAACCATCGCTGTTCGTCAGGTGTACCACTGCTGCCCCCGTAGAGAGGGCGGAATGTTCTGATTTTAGCCCACTGTCTGAGGGCAATGGCCCACTCTTCTCCCCGCTTGTAGGCGGCGTAACACTCTTCGTATGGGCGTCTTGTTGCTTCTGCTCCTGCGAGGATATGGATGTCGAAAGCGGGATCGGAGATGTCGTCTCTGGCCCTGGGGTCGTTCCCAAGGAAGGCGGCAACTCGGTATTCCAGTTGTGCTCCATCAACTTCACCAATAAGCCAACCGTCTCGGCGAGCATTGAAAAGCCGCTTGAAAGCTCGCGGTATGTTCGTGAGTTGTACGGACTTTTCAGAAACTTCTGGGATTCCTGTTGATGATAGTCGGTGAGTTGCTGTAACTGTTTGGTTAAGCTGAGCATGAAAGATTGAGTTTCGTTCATCACATATTTCCTGAAAGTAGTCTAGGTTCTTGGATAGTGCGGAGCTAACATGGCCGATATCTCTCTTAATCTCAAGAAAGCGGCGCTGATCCTCTGTTTTAGCTTTGAGGCTGTCGAATACTCGCTTGTTAGCGATTCTATTTCCTCCAGGTGTGCGTTTAGGCGCTCCATCTCTACCTTTAGGTTCTTCAAATCCAAGGGTGTCGTAGATGTATTCTGCAACTTGCTTTGGACTTCGGAAGTTAATACCTCCGGTAAGCGCTGCAAATTCTGATTCAAGCTCCGCAAGTCGTCCTCGATAGCTTGCCGTAGTTTCTCGTACTCGTTCTGCGTCAAGGTGTACTCCTGTTGTTTCGATGGTGGCGAGTACCGGAGTAAGTAAGCATCGCGTATACAGCAAGTGCACCCGTCCTGATCTGCGCAAGGCTTCCCGTTGTAGTTTAAACAGTAATTGTGTACTCTTGACATCTTGCTTACACCGTCCCTCTACCCATGCTCTGGGCATGTCTGCTACGCTTATACCGTTCTTTATCCATATATCAACAATAGGGTCTTTTGAGGCTAAACCTCGTCTAATGCAGCAAGCGTCAAGGCTAATGCTAGTCCTAGGTACACCATGCTCTGGATCTCCAGCAGCCAGATTTCCCAAGAGGACATACTCTGCAATCTGGGTGTCGAAGCCGATAAGGCGGCTAATATCCACACCGCATCGGCGTAGCCAACCATACTCATACTTCAGGTTATGCCCGACGATGAAGTCAGCTTTCTCCACAGCGCGACACAAATCAGCCTGATCGAATTCACCACCCCAATGGCTACGCATACCGCCAGTAGCCATATTGCTATAACAAGCAAGAGCCAGATGATTTCGAGGATCCAGACTACTACCAAAATGCCCATCTCCTACATACACTTCGAAGTCAAGAACAACGTAATTGTCGCTAAGGTAAACACTGGGGTCTACCCCAGGAAGGCTTAAATCATGCGTCTTGTTCTTCCTCAATGTGCTTCCCCGTTTGCTTGGCTAGCTTCGTATAGCGGGCATTGGCGGCTGCATACCGTCGATTCGCCAGCGTAACGGCATCCCGTTCAACGGTAAGCTGATTGAGCAACGTGTCAATAACTTCGCACAATTGTGCTTGGCTGTACGGCACATCCGCTAGGTGCCCTGCAATACGTTTAGCTCGTGCGCAGTTCTCTGCAATAGCCATTGCTGCCTTAATATCCTGCATTTAAACACTCTCCTGTTAACTGTCCAACATTCTGTTCGTAGTGAAATCAAAGCGCACGCACAATGGCTCTCTGGACGATGGCCCACTATGAAGCTTGTTCTTGGCAAACGATATCATGCGAAGATTCCTTGCCATCATGTTCGAGTCCGCTCCAATGCCCAACATCAAGTCCGCTTGCGCGGGTAATCCTACTCGGCTCGAATCTACATCGCCCGCCGACAGGTAGATAGGCCCCTGGCTGTTGTGGCCCTGGCTCCGATCCCCCGCCTGGGTTACTGAGATGCCAATTA